TTATTCAATACCTTGAGATTTTAGAAAATATTTTGCGAGAGTTGGGGACTCTGTTACCATCGTGTCAACATCCCAAAGCGGAATGTCGTTGGGATCCGGCTGCTCGGGGATATCGGGAGGGGTGAGGCCATAGCCTTCAGGCATCTTAATTTTTCCTGTCATATCAACCGCCTTGGAGCCGTCTTCTTGGTTGTACCAAACAACTTGCTTCATAGTTTGCATGTTAGTAGTTCCTTTTAACGACGAGTTTATAGAAGCCGGTTGCCGCTGCTGCTATGTCGGCAGATAGTTTAGAATAGAAGACGTATCCGTCTGCTGTAGCTACTTCGATGGTGTCTGTACTTCTCTTCTTAAACGCGCCAGCTTGCATCTCACCACCAGTGGTATTGTATGCATAGCTAATGGCTTCCACTTCTCTTGAGCCCTCGTTTGAAGGAGATGAATTCCACCAAATTGAAAACTCAATGCCAGCAAATTTAAACAGGTTTGGCAGTATGTACCTGGTTCCCATCTCAACGGGAAACCATGGCGTTTCATAGTCATCGCCTACGGGCACCAGATCCAAATCGACAATCAGTCCATCCGTGATTCGGCAGGAACCCAACAATAGTTTTGTATTTTTCCATTGAACGACATCTGTGACGTAACTTTTCTCAGGGATCAAATCGACAGCCCCATTGTCGAGCAAAACCAGGTCATACCTGCCGTCCGGTTCGTTTTGGGGGTAGATGGAAAAAGAGTCTTTGTGGATGATCTTGTCTCGATTGCCTTCGGGGCCGAAACCCTTTGCGAGGGTTGCCACAAAAGGTGCTTCAGGAGTGGCTTTGATTTGGATAGATTTTCCGGTTGCAAGGCCTCCCATTTTACCAAACGCCATGACGAAATAGGTGTCTTCGGTCCAAGACGCAGGCAGGGTGATGGTTTCTCCTGCAACGGATATGGGGTATGTCATAGTCCCTTCAGGGGCGGTGCTGTTGAGCATGGTGAATTTCTCCCACCCACGATCCCTGCACATGACATACCAGTCGCCATCGTTGTCCATAGATCGGACAATCACCGTCTCGGCGGGGAAGCCTATATTGATAGTTTTGCCGTTAACGGCCTTGACAAAGGCTGTCACACCTCTTTTTCCCCTCATGCCAGGGTGAAGGTTATCAAGACGTTCCCCATAAAAAGAGTACATCATGTAATGGCCGTTGAGAGCGTTTGCCCATACACTACTTCCTCCGAGTTCAAAGTCCTTATCGGTAAAGTTTTTTGCTATTGGCCCTGAACCTGTAGTGACCTTTTCTCTGCCATCAAATCGAAGGTAATCCGCCCCATTGAATTCAAAAGTTTGAAACGCCCAAGATCCCACGCTATCAAGGCGTTTAATAACACTTACAAGCAACTCGTCGTCCGTGGGATGTGAGATGACATTGTCCCTGTCGATCCCACGCAACTTAGCCATTGAAAACCCATTTGCAGGGTTAAAGTTGAATTCAACTTCTTCAAGCTTATGGATAACAGCTGTGCTGTTATAATCGGTTGAAGAGATGCCGTTGTTTGCCACACCAATGTAGTACGATTTTTCCATTTTGAAAAAACGAGCATCGTAGCAATAGGTTGTCGGAAACGTTTTCCACTCGACAAATTCTCGCTTATGTCTGTTCCATTTGAAAATATAGGAAGTTTCGCCACTAAAGCATGTTACTACTACGTAATGCTCACCATGGATTTCTAAATGGTTCGCTTTATAAGCGCCATGGGTTGAAATATTTTGGTGCGTTACAAACTTTGCTCCGTCCCACCTGAGAACATTACTGTTAATGCTGTAGTTTCCAGAGGCGTAATGGTTTACCTTGAAAATGAAACTTTCACCTTCAATTTCAAAATATTCAAATTTCATATCGCCATAGGGGCCTACACTCTGCTGCTGAACAAATTTTGTACCATCCCATCGGTATATGAGGGACTCCAAAGATGGATCGAAATTGACAACACCTAAGTAGGGCACACCATCCATACAAAAATGGTAGAGTTGCCTGCAATCTTTTGTCTGGAAGGATTGAAACTCTACAAAAGCACTCCCATCCCATTTGTAAATAGTCGATTTTGCTGAAGGATTGCCATTCGGTGCTCGATAAAACGCAATGGCAAGAAATTTAGTTTCCCCAATTTCGAAATAATTTGCATTGATTGCTCCTGTTGTCGTGAAACGATGAATTTCAACAAAATCATTACCGTTCCATTTCAATAACGGTGAATTTTGTTTGTAACTACCGTCCGCATAACTATTGCAGATAAGTAGGTAATATTCGCCTTCCATTTCAAATGGCTCGGCCCAAAGTGCTCCTTTTGTCGGAATGGATTTGAAGATCTCAAAGGCAGATCCATTCCACTTGTAGATATGGCTGTCTATGGAATGTGTTTTTCCATCATATTTGCGAGGAACGATGACAAAGCGGTCCTCACCTATTTCAAAGTATCTGAACGCGGACCCACCTCCGCTGTCGGGGAGGTCTTGAAGTTTGCCTGCAAGGTCATTTAATCCCATTTTTTTCTTGCAGGTCGTGTTGAATGCGAGAACATTATTTCCAAATTCTGGATCATTGCTTCTTAAACTATGAGATGTAATATAACCATGTTGGGTAAACTGCGTAAGCCTTGTTGTATCTCCCTCTTGAGCTGATCCAGCGGAGTCTGTACTGAGAACTGAAAGAGGCCCCCTTAACGTATCTAATACAATACGGCATCCCATCCTGCTCGGGCTTGTCGGCATTATCATGCCACCGTATTCGCCACCAGAAAAAGCCATTCCAAGGTCCACAGGTAACTTCACGCCTTCAGATCCGCTATAATCTTTTGAATCCATCCCCTTCACTTCGGTCGCCTCAACCGAAATACCCTCACCATAAGACAAAACAGCCTGCCTGACCCCCGTATTGACCACCTTCTCCTCAAGCACCTCCAGCGCCTCTTTCTGCGCGGCGATTTCGTCCACAGCCGCTTGGTGTGCCTGCCGGATATCCTCATGGGCTCCATCATTCCGGTTGTGCTCGGAGATGGCAGTTGCGCAGGCTTCTCGGATATCCTGATGCGCCTGGCTGTCTTCGTTGTGGTCGGAAAGGGCTTCCATGGTGGCATGCACGGAAGGGGCAATGGCAAGGGAAATAACCGCCTCGTTGCTCACGACCATGGGGGCGGTGATGGTGTGGGTCATGGTGCCCTTGGGGGAGTCCTTGCCCACCTTTTCCAGCTCCGGGTGCTGGCCGATGCCGATGACGGTGTCGCCCGCCAGAATGGCCACTTCGCGAATCATCCAGCTGCCGGTTTCGGGCTTTGTCTCGTGGATGCTGACGCCGAACTCCACGACCTTGCCCGAAGGGACGTCCGGGGCATCCACCATGGCAATGGTGTCAATGGGCTGGCGGTAGAGCTCGTTTACCAGCATGGTGCTGCCCGAATGATCGGGCGTCTGGCCGCCGCCGTCCCCGATGGCGATGTGGGTGGCTTTGATTTTGGTTCCGGATGATTCAGCCTCTTGAATGGCCTGAAGCCCGGCAGGGGTCCATCTCAACATGGTCTTCTCCTTACAGTCTGATATGGGTTTTGACGCGAAGGCCGGCTGCCGCAAAGATTTGGGCCGGTGTCTGTGTCCTGGTGCTTACGCGGGCGAGTTTGGCCGTGGCAGCCTTGGCCCCGTTGATGACGTCTCGGATGGCGTCGTATTTTTTCCTGTCCATGGGGGCATCTGCGGGAAGCGACACCTCAAATTCGGCCCACCTGGCGCTGTCCTCGTGCGCCATGGAAGAGAGGGTGCACCCCTGGTGGCCATAGTGGTCCAGGATGCGTTCCACGCCTCGGTGCCTGCCCGCCATGCGGTGCCAGGTCCAGGCGTCAACCACCCGGGTCCGGTACTGGTCAAAGGTTTCGGCGGGGTGCTTTCGGATGCCCCTGGATTGTGCAAAGGCGGGCACAAGCTCGTCATCGCAGGTTTTGGGGTTCATCTGGTCCCGGGCCCAGACGATGTCGGCGCACACATCGTCAAAGGCTTTTGCCATGCCCTTGAGGATGATTGCCACCGAGCCGCCTGCAAGGGCGGGGCGGAAGCGGAGCTGGTTGCGTATGTAGTTCCAGAAAAGGGCCATCTATGCCTCCGGTTCCGTTACATGGGTCAGGGTCAGGCCGGTGAGGATGGCCAGGCCGCTTTGGCCCACGGTGATGTTTGCGATGGGGGCGAGCCACTCCACCTCTTTGATGTGGGGCGAGACGTTCATGATGGCCCCCACAACGCGGTCCTGGGTCATGTCTTCGCCCACGCCGAACATATAGGCCTCCTGGGCGCTTTCGTCCGGCTTGGCAAAGAGGGTGCGGACGGCCGCGTCCGCCTTGGGCCGGATCTCTTCCCACACAGCCTCCGGCTTCAGGTGGAGAACAAAGGAGATGTCCACATGGACGGGGCTGGGGGCCAGGACCTGCCAGTCGTCGTTCTGATGGGCGTTGGGGGCGATGGCCTCCCGCACCTTGTCAAGGAGCTCGTCGGTGGGCATCCCGGCCATGCCCCGGATGACGATATCCACCGTGCCCTGACCCCTGGGGTGCTGGTCGTTGACGGCCACGTCCAGAACGCCGGGAACAGAGGTTGCCCAACGCTTATAGGCGTTGGAGGAGTAGCCGTCGTTGCCTTTCCACTGGAGCCTGTAGCGCTCTTTGAGGCTTGTGTCGGACTCGGTGTCCACCCCTTCGGTGAGCAGCCAGCCGGACCGGTTGGTGACGGCATCCACCCCGGGAACGGGGGTGACGATGACGGAGATCTGGCCGGGGGTGACGTTTGCCGAGGCCCCGTAATCTTCGGACTCCACGGGCACGGCCACCTCGTTGTCTCCGTTTTGCATGACGGCATCTTCGGTGGTCACGAACCGGTGAACCTTGCCCGTGCCGTCGGGCTGGGTCCTTACGATGCGTCCTTTGGCAATGGAGACGTTGCCGCTGCTTGCCTCCCTGGTGAAGTGCACCATGCCCTTGGCCTTGCCCATGGCCTGGCGGGGGGCCTCCACCTGGTCGGCGTGGAGGTCCAGCCACGTGCCGTGGGACTCTCCGGGAATCCCTAAGCGCACCTGATCGGCAAGGAGCAGGTACACCTGGTGCAGGCTCCAGCTCATCACTTCCAGGATGCCTCTCACCACGCCTTTGTTAAGGTTCATCTCCCGGGGAAGCCACCCTTTGGCGATGTATTCGTCGTGTACGTCAGATACCCTGCCGAAGACCATCTGGCGGCATTCGTCCAGGGTTTTAGAAACTCGTGGAATGGGAACAGCCATCTTTGATCACTACCTCCATGGTTGCGGGATCGATTCCGATCACCAGGTTGTTCATGTGGGACTGGCCGATCCATTGCCAGCCGGCTTCGGCTTCGATGCCTTTCTCGTCCCAGGAGCGGATGCGGCAGGTTTCGCTTCCGGTCTCCACCCTGGGGTCGTTTCTTAAGATGCGCCTCACCTCCGCGGTGAAGCCCATGCGATGGGTCTCCGTGTTTTCGTCCTTGATCCAGTGGTAAATCCGGCCGCCGTAGGTTTCATCGTAGAAGAGTGTGCACACAGGGGTTTTCAGGGCCTCTCGGATGTCCTGGAGGCCGGTGTCTACGCCCTCGGTGAGCACGAGCTCACCGTTTGCGGCGATGAGGGCATGGCCCTGGCTGTCCAGCTTGATGTCTTGTCCGAAGATATGTTCCATTATGCCACCTTGTATGTGCCGGCACTGGACCCGCCGCTTACCGTGACCTGGGCACTTGCCGTGATGTGAGCCACCACGGCGTTTGCAACGGCCGCCGCCAGTTTTTCGGCCCAGGCATGGTCGCCTGCCACCTCGATTCCCTGGGCGGTCATCTCACCGACGATCAACCCTTTGAGTGCGCTGTTGCTCAGACTCATTTTGTTGTTCTCCTTATTTCCCGGCAAAAACCGTTGAGGACACATCCCCGTGGGGAAGGCCTGTGAAATGGCAGATACAGGCTCCTGTCACCACGCCTGTGCCCTGATTGAGCTTGATGAGCGGGGCATCCACGGTGGCCTCGCTCCCCGCCTTGACCGTCCATTTGTCCCCGGCCTCAGTTTCCGCACTGGCCGAGGTGAGGGTCACAATGCGTTTGTCCGCCTCGATTTCGATGGATACCCCGGGTTCCAGCTGGATGATGAAGGCCCCCAGGTCGCATTGGGGGGCCTTGTTGCCCTGCCACCTGAAATTGCCGATGCGGGGAAAGTTGGGGTCCCCGTCGTAGTAAGAAAGATCGCAGCGGGTACCCGGGGCAGGGGGGCAGACCACGCCGCGTTCCGGCCCGGCCCAGAGCACCGGGATCTCCACCTTGGGGATCACCGGTTCGTCGGGGTCCGGGGTTTCATCGTTTAAGAGCGGTTGCACATCGGCCCAGTACTGCCCGTCGCTGGGATAGCTTCGGACCACCTCGGCCTTGCGCACCACCCGATAGAACTTGCGGAGGTTGGGCCGCACCAGCTCCACCGCCTTTTGAAAAAGCCGAAAGAAATCATCAACATTGGAAACGGTCATACGATCCTCCGTAGGAAAGAAAGGTGCGCACAGAGCGGGGACGCAGGACGTGTGTCACGGCGTCGGCCATGAACAGCCCCTGGACCCCCTTGCGGGTGTCGTTTAATTGAAACTGCATGCCGGGCTGCATCCAGGGTGTGAGGAAGGTTTCCACCTCGCTGGGCCCTTCGGTGCGGACCTTGTGGCGAATGATGCCCCCGGCCGTGGCAATGACCGGGACCGCCCCCTCCCTGGGGGCGTCGGACAGGACCAGGGCCCCGTTTTCAAGGCGCAGGTAAGACCGGCTCAGGTTCTGCGAAAAGCCGCTCTCCAAGCTGTGCATCACCCCCATGATCGCTCCCCGGACAGGGCTGCCGTTGACGCTCATGCGCGGAATGAGGGTGTCGGGCAGGTCCACATGCCCCACCGGAAGGCCCGAGGCGGCAAGCATGCGCCTGGCAAGGACATTCGCCGGTTCCTCAAACCACGACTCCGTGAGATGCGTGGTTAAGAGGGCGCGCTCCGGGCCGTCGGCATGGATCACCACATGCTCCTTGGCCTTTAAGGAGGGCGCCCATCGGGTGACGGTACCGGTGAACACGCCCGGGTCCCGGTCCCGATACCCGAACCGAACGGAAAGGGATTGCCCCTTGTCCAGGGCCTGATGCACCTCGCCCATGGGGTCGGGCACGGCAATGCTGGCCTGGGTCAGCACGGACCGCCGCGATGCGGTCACCATGCACTCCGGGCAGCGGGTGACCCGTTTTTCCCCAAGGAAGATGTCCAATTGGATGCCTGCAATGACTCCCATGGCTACCTCCCAACATTGATTTTAAGGGACAGCTCCGGTTCTTTGGCCGTGGTACCGGGCGTCTTGTTCTCCGCCTTTCCGGAGGCCGCTCCGGCTTTCGGAGGTTGGGCCTGGTTTTGGATGGGCGGGTTGTGCTCGGTAAAGGCCAAGGTGGTCTTGATCGTATCCGTTTTGTTGTCCTCGCTGGATTGCAAGCGTTTGAATACGGCATGGTCGATACCCCATGCCGAGATGTGGTGGTTTGCGATGGTGAATACCTTCGGGTTTTTCTTGTCGTTGGTTCCTTTGAAGACCGCTACGAGTTTTTTCAGTTTGTCGTAGCAGGTGCCGTTTTTGTCGCTCACCAGGACCAGGGACAGGGAAAAATCCGAGTCTTCCCATCCCATGGGGAGCTTGGTGGTGCCGGGTTTGCCCTCCTCTTTGGGTTCATCAAAGATTACCTCGCTCCCTATGGAGAGACTCGACAAAATTCCGGGGACAGTCACTCCACCCAACGACACCTCACCATCTGAAAATTTCAAGTACCCATCCATCAGTCCTGTCCTCCGTATGAGCTCACCAGTGTCTGCAGGGCCTGGACAAAAGAGTCCGCGTCCGACACATCGGGGAGCTGCACATGTAAATGTTCAATAACAACCCTGGAGCCCTGGCTTCGCGCCTCGCCGCTTTCAGTGGCATGCTGCGGGCCGCTCGCACCTTCAGCCGCCTGTTCGTAAGGGGTGGCAATGGCCGGAAGGGAATTGATGCCGGACGTGTATTGCCCGGGATCGGCCATGGCTGTGCCGAGGGTAAGGCCAACTCCGACTGCCGCCCCTGCGGCCCCTTTACCCAGTACCGACGTTGCGCCCCGGACTCCTGTGGACAGGGTCTCGACCATTTGTGAGCCGGGAACAGTGAGCTTCGCCAGTGACCCCTCTTTGTCGTCCGAAGAGGAGAACCAGTTGCGAATTTTGCTGAATCCTCCCTTGATGATGGTAAAGGGCATCATGACGGCACGTTTGATGCCCGATGCCAGGGAATGCATAATCTTTACGCCGATTTCGGCCAGGTTGATGTTGGACAGGAAATTCTTGACGCCGTTAAAACCCTGGATGATCCATCCCAAAGGCGTCAGGTTGAGAAATGCCCACTTGATGCCGTTGCCGATGGAAGCTACATGCTCCACAATCCCCCCGGCAGCCGTGCCGATGCCCTCCCCAAGCCAGACAAAAGCCGAGAGCAACCAGCCCACCAGCTTGATGCAAAGCGTAAAGGGAGTAAGAGCCAGGCGAACGGCCCAGGCCAACACCTGAAAGGCCGAGCCAACCACAACGCCCACGATGGCGCCGAAGGTTTGCCAGCTTGAAACGCTTGTGGATTCTGCCGCACCGAAAAGGGCACGTGACACGTAGGTGATGATTTTCCACAAGGGCCGGAATGCACCCGCCAGAGTGTCGATAATGGGGGCAAAAATACTCCCGACACCCGCCATGGTCGTGACCATGGCGTCCCAGGCGGTTTCCCAGGCCACCTTGATGCGATAGATTACGCGACAGATCGTGGTAATCACGCCGACCAATCCGGCCGCCTGTACGTCCTTTGCCAGTTGTCCCTCAATGGTGCCGATGGTGCCTGATAGGCTTTTAAAAACGGAGATGACGCCCTGGACAATCAGTGTCAGCGGCTTAAAAAACTCGGCAATTTTGTCCCAGAAGACAATGATCACAGCCCCCAGCGCGATGATGCCCATGGCAATAAGGCCGATGGGGTTGAGTAGAAGCGTTGCGTTGAAAAAGCCGAACGCCGCCGTGACCAAGGTCAGCACCCCGGGTAAGTAGGCCAGGACGATGGCGAAGGCGGAAAATCCGCCGGCCATGAGCAGGACCGCTTGTCCGATGGGGTGGGATGCCAGGGTCGTTAACCAACCCACCACCGTGATAAGTGCGTCCGTTAAAACCTTTAAAATCGGGGTGAAGGCACTGCCCACCACGATGGAAAAGTTGGTGGTTGCTGCCCCCAGGATCTTGAGGGACCCGTTGAGGTTGTTGAGTTTTGCCGTGGCCATTTCCGCTGAACGGCCTGTGTCGTTGTCCGCCGCTTTGCCAAATTCCTTGAGGCTGCCGATCCCCTCATTTAACAGGGTGTTGACAGGCTTAAGGGCTTCCTCACCGAAGATGGTTGTCAGCGTGGCGGCCTTTTCAGCCGCTCCCATGCCGGCAAGTGCTTTCTCAAGGCCCCCCAGCATATCCAAAAGATCTCCGCCGGATGCTGTGGGACTAAAATCTATTTTTTTGAGGGCTTTTGCTGCGGCATCTGTCGGCGCGGTCAGCTTTTGGAACATGGTGGAGGTTGTTTTGCCCACACTTTCCGCCTTGATACCGGCTCCGGTCATGGTGTTGGTGATGGCCGCAAACTCGGCAAAGCTGACCCCGGTTTTGCCCACCGCTGCCCCGGCATTGTCCAGGGCCGTGCCGAGCTTTGCGAGGTCCATGCCCGAGGCCGATAACGATGCGAGGGTATCGGCCACCTTGCCCGACTCCGACGCTTTGATGTTGAATCGATCCATGGCTGCGGAACTCATCGAGGCCGCCGTGCTCAGGTCGCACTGGGCCGCCGTGGCCAGGTTCAGGATATCCGGCAGGGAACCGACGATCTGGTCGGGGTTGAACCCGCTTTTGCTGAGCTCCTCCTGGGCCGTCACGATTTCCCCGGCGGCAAACCCCGTCTGGGCCGCCAAGTCCAGGGCGCTTTGTTTCATCAGGGCCATTTCGCTGGCGCTGGCCCGTGTGACGGCCCCCAGGCTCGACATCTGGGCCTCGAAATCGGCTGCCACCGAAATGGTGGGAGACAGGACGGCAAGGAACATCTTCGCTGCAAGGGCGAAGGGCATCATTTTTTTTGCGATACCCTTGAAGCCGTTTCCGAATCCCCTGCCCGCCTTTTCCGCCTCATCGAAGGCACTTTTTATTTCATTTAAGGAATTGACGGTGGATTCAGCCATTCCCATGTCTTGTAAAATGCTAAGCGCTTCCACTAACTGACTCCTCCTATTAGGCGCTGCAACGATTCAAGGTGTCTCTTCTCCAACCATTCTGCCCGGGCAACCTGGCCGGCGAAGGTCTCCAGGTCCTCCGCCGCCTCCTGGCCGAGCCAGTGGGAGATCATGGCCTCCCACTGGTCCATGGGGTCCAGGGTTTCCCGGGCGCGCCGGATCAGTTTCCCAGGTCACCTACGCCCACGGCCCCCATGATGGCGTTGCCGAAGGTGGCGGCCAGGCCGGGGTACGTCTTGATGTTGGCGGCCAGAGCTTCTTTTTCGTCGGGGTGCACAATCTCAGTGACGAAGTTGCCGAAGGCTTTCATGGCGTCTTTGCCGGCCCCTTTCTGGGCGCGGGAGATTTGGGGCCGGTTGGGTCGTTTGAAGTGGTGCCTGATGGTCACCTCTTTCCCTGCGAACCGGTCGTTGAAGGTGTGTTCCATAAGGGTGTAGCCCTCGTAGGAGGTTGACGCTTCGGGTGCTGTTGTATTGGGATTTTCTGTGGTCATGCTTTGTTCTCCTTGGATGGTGTAAGGGTTCAGACAAAAAAATAAATATTCACATCACACATGAATGCCGATGCGATTTAACCCGAGGAACGAGGGTTAAAGCGCAGCGGTAACCAGCTTTCAAGGTGGCTCACCTTGCCGCCGGAGGCAGACATGGGCTGAATCGTTACCGGTTCGCCCCATGCAAGGGCATGGGGCGGTTGGGGTTAAAGGGCTGCCACTCCGTTCCACTTAATGGGGGTGAGGATCTTGAAGTCGAGCTTGACCTTGCCGGTGGCAGACTCATCCTGCTTGGCGCTGGAGTCCTGCTTGGTGATTTTCACTTCGGTCAGGGTGTCGGTGACGATGGGCACGTCGTCGTTGGCGTAGCACACGCTGATGGGAAAGGGTTCACCCTTGTAGACGCTGCCGCCCAGCTTCTTGCGAAGGCGTTCAAACTCCTCCCTGAGAAGGCTCATGGATCCTGAGGCGCTGTAGTTCTTGCGCCCGTATTTCGTGGACACGCTGCCTTTGCCGTAGATGAGATCGATTTCCCGGCTGTCGTTGTAGCTGATCTCTTCGATATCGATTGCCGTCGTGCCGTTAAGGTCAATGGTTACCGATTCCCAGTCATAGGTGTTTCCGTTGATGGGCATTAGGCCACCTCCAGTCTCGGATCCTGACGGCTGCCCGCGTACACGTACTGGGCAAAGAGTCGGATCTCTCGGATAATGGGCAGGCCGATGAGGGTAAACTCAACGGCAACCCCGTTGTTAACGATGTCCTGGCCGGCGGGGATCTCTACCTTGGAGGCGGCCAGTTCTTGGGGTCTTGCTGCGATCATGGTGCCGTGGGCCCCTTCGATGCAGGCTTTCAGGTAGTTGAGGCCGCTGCCCTGGTTGTCCGCCAGGGTGGGGTCCCCGGCTTCGTCGTACATGCTCTTGAGAGCTGCCATGCGGGAGAGCCGCACCGCTTTGAAGACAGTTCGCACCACCTCTTCGTACTGGAAGTCGCTGGTGGGATCGGCCAGGGTCCTGGAGTCTCCCCAGTAGGCGGAGGAGAGGCCCGCATAACGCTTGGCCGTCAGGGCGCCTGCCTTTTCCAGGGTCTTCTGGTGGGCTTCGTTGAAGTCCTCGTCCAGGGTCCCCTGGGAGATGCCACCGTCTTTGACGCGGCCCGTGGCCCGGCACACCGGAATGGAGAGCACCCGGCCTGCCTGGAGCCCGGCCCAGTTGCGCATCAGGCGCTTGCCCGAGGGGTCCGACACCTCGCCGTAGGCCGCGCACACCTGGACAAACCGGTGGGCGTAGCTGTCCAACTCGGCCTTGCAGGCCGCGGTCCAGTCATCCACGGTTTCTCCGTCCTGGGGCAGGCGGTAGGCCATCTTGAAGTAGGTGGGGCGGTGGAGGTTCCACAAGGCATCGGCCTTGGCACCGGCTGCCGCCCAATCGCTGCTGTCCGAGGGGCCCACGATGAGAACGAACTCCACGTCATAGCGCTCCAGGGGTTTCTCAAGGGCCGCCATCACCCCGCTGATGCTGGGCACAGGGGGAGCCAGGCGGCAGGTGTACACTGTGCCGACGGCCATGTTCGAGGCGGGAACCGTGATGGTAACTCCCGTGGAACCGGCGGCAATCAGGCCGTCGGCGGGGAGGGTGCGCTCAACATCCCAGGAGTCACCGCCGTCCAGGGAGAGCTGGTAGGTGCCCTGGTTCCGGCCACCGCCCTTGACGATCTTCAGGACCAGCTCACCGGCTGCCTTTACCGTGCCGGACATGTCGATGTCCGGGCCGGTGCCGACTTTCTCCACAGGGCCGATGGGGGTGCGCACGGTGACGCTGTAGGTGTCGCCCTCTTTTTGTTCTTCATCCGTAAGGATCAGGGTGGCCCCGGAGTCCCCCAAGGTGACCTGGCCGTTGGCCGGGGTGGCTTCCGCCGAGGCGAAGGTCTTGCCTCCGTCCAGGGAGAGCTCGCTTGTGGCTGTGCCCAGGGCACCGGCGGTTTTGATTTTCAGCACCGCGTCCAGGTTGCCTGCGGGAGAGCCCGTTGCCGTTGCGGAAGGTCCTGAGCCCGTGTGGCGTACGCTGCCGATGTACCCGCCGGAGAGGCCTTCAACAGGCACGGCGATGACCACAGGCTCCTGACCTCCAGTTGCAAACACGTCCTTGAGGGTGTCCACCAGGGGGCCGACCCCCAGGAGTCCTTCGAGGTCCGAGTGCTTGCCGAGCAGGTAGGCCTTGCCCACGGTGCCCTTGGAGCAGACACCGGTCACAATGGCTGTGCCCGATACCCCGCCGGGAGCAAGGCCGCTGGTCCCGTCCACCAAAAATTCCAATACGTCGCCCATAATCGCTCCTTACACGATTCGGCCACCGCCCAGGGGGCGGTTGCGGAATCGTTTCAATGCGTCGTTAAACGCGGTTTCGGTAATCTGTTTGCCGGGAGCCCAGCCTGCGGCCTGCATCAGTCCTGCAAGCTCCCAGGACGGCAGGGCGCTTTTGTCTGCCAGTGCCGCCAGATCCAGCTCCTCTTCCTTTGCCTTTGTCTGTTGTTTTTTGGCCATTTAAGCCTCCTTGGTTTTGGGGGTGAACTGCACCTTGCGGATCAAGGGCAGGTCGGTCTCTTTACAGAGCATCCACTCAAAGGTGAGGTGCAGGCTGTTGCTCCGCCTCACAAACACCTCCGTCCTGTTGCCGGTAAAGCCTTCCCGCGTGGCCTTTTCCACGCGTATCTGTACAAGGTTGTTGTCTGCATCCACTCGCTTGGAGGGCAGGGTGACGATGAACGCGTTGACAAATGCGTCCAGCCATGACTCATCGTCTGAGATCACCTCGACTCGCACGGGGAGCCGGCCCGTGTAGACCCGGTTGCGCATACGCTGATGGGTCCCTTCCGGCAGCGTCCATTTGGCAAGGGGCCGGGGGGCGTACATGAAGGTTTCTGCCAGGTACTCAAGCTCAATGCGCTTTTTCGGATCGAGGAGAGACGGTCTTTCCGGCTTGGCCATTACGCTGTCGGCGCTGAGCCCGCACTGAACCGCTGCTTCCCTGATCCATGTTTCCGCCTGCTGTCTCATGCCACCCCCATGCTGTGCCTTGTTTTGTCAAAGGTGTTGAATGCTTCCATCACCTGAAAATCCTCCTTAGCTGCTTTGCGCCTTGGGGAAGGGATCAAGCCTGCCTTCGCGGATGGCTGCAAGATCAGACTCCGCCCGGTTGCGTTCGTGGAGAAGGGGCAGCCATTCGTTGTCGGTGTCGGCCTCGGACGTCACCAGGGTTGTCACGGCCGCCACGGTTCGCCAGGCCGAAAGGGCCGCCGCAATGCGGCAGAGGGTGGCCGAGGCGCCGGAGGCCGCATACCCGCCTGCAAGCAGGGCTTCGTTGATCTCCCCATGCACCGCATCCACGGCGCGGTTCGTGATCCCTGGGCTTTTTTCCTCAGCCACCGACAGGTAAGCTTGCAAGACGTACAGGGTCAGGTCTTCCTGTGTGCACCAGGCCAT